TCGTCGATCTTGGTGTACTGCACCTTGGGCGCGGTGATGGTGCAGATGTTTCCGGCCGTGGCTCCGATCACCATCGACAGCGCCCCCTCGTTGCCGGAGCGCAGTTTCCCGTAAAAATCATAGGTGGCCACGAGCACTTTTTCCGGATCGAAGGTCATGATGGGCAGCCGGCTGGATATAATGGTGGAAAAATACCCGCTGGACTTATTGGCGTCCGGCCGCAGGCCCAGGGCGTTGGCCATGTCGATCTCCAGGGAAGAAAGCAGGGCCGCGTAGGAATCGATGGTCAACTGTGCGCTCAGAAAGGCCGGCGGCAGGGTGGACTGATACGTCGGGGAAAGCAACGCCCCGTCGGCCACGGAAAAATCCGCGCCCGTAAAACTGAAACTGAGTGCGCCGGGCTCCCCGTTTTTCAGGACGAGCTTGACCGTGCCCCGCGCGCCCCAGATCTTGTGAATCATTCCGTCTTCGTACAGGGCCAGGGTATAGGACCCGATGGACGAGGATGCCGGCAAATATGTTACGGATACGCCCGCATCGACAGTCTCCGCAAACCCGCAGCCCAGCAGCGCCGGTGCCCATTCCGGAGCCGTGCCCGCCGATCCCGAGCCCTTGAGTTCGATGTCGAACTCGATGCTCGCGGACCGCGCGCCCGGCACGGACGCAAACGGGGACAATGACGAGCTTCGCATGGGCCGCTGGTGAACGGGTGTGTCCGGGTTGAACTTCCCGTTGCTGTGCAAAATCATTTCACTGACGGTCAACGTCTCGGCGGTTCCCTCGGTCTCCTCCACCTTGAGCGCCAGCTGGGTTCTCGCTTCTAACATGATTTACTCCTTTCCGGTTTTCCGGTTCTCCGGCTCTCCGTTTCCCGGTTTCACCGGCTCCTCTTTTTTCAGTTTCCGGTTGTCGATCACCGTAGTAACTCCTTCCCGACTCTCATCCTTGATTTTCTGCGAATTATCGGCCATTGTGCCCTCCTTTAGTTTTCAGGTTTCAGTATTTCCTGACACCTGACACCTGACACCCGTCCTACGTTGCAGAGTAAAGCAGCGACTGCCCGGTCTCATACTCCGCCGAATATACGGAAATCCCGCCCCCGAACCATACGGCCGCTTGCCGGATCAGCTTGAACGGAAAAATCTCCAGAGAAAGCTGCTTCGCATACAGCACATCCCGGACGGCATCGAGCATGGCGTAAGTTCCGGGATTGCCGGTACCGCCGCGCCGGGCCTCTTCCTCTTTTCGCAAATTCTTGTCGCACACGAAAATATAATACGTCATCTTCTCGGTTTTCCGCGATCCGTGTTCCGTGTACGTTGACCCGCCGTAGACCACATATATGGCGGGAAACAGGGCCACCAGGCGCTTGATATCCTCTTCTTCCAGCTCTCCCTGGTAGGATTTTACAGTGCGCACGCCCAGGGACGCCTTGAGCACGTCAACCGCCGTGATGACGGCGTCTTCGATCTGTTCGACGGTATAGCTGGCCATCTGGTTTCTCGCTTTCTAGTAATTATCCAGGCTGCCCGCAGAGCTGTCCGATTCCCTGCCGATGGAAAAAATGCGGTCGCTTTTGCTTCGGGTGGTTTCCACACCGGCATCCGATGACGGGTCCGGGGAATCGCTTCCCAGGGACAGTTTGCCTTTGGCGATTTCCCCCAGCAGTTTCCGGTCCGTATCGCAGCGCTCTTTTCGTGTTTCCGGAATCGTGAGATGCGGCCGCCGTCCGTACAGGTTGCAGATGGCCAGATCCACGCTCATTCGGCGAACCATACCGGGCGTAGATGCCAGGGGCAGACTGTATCGAAGAGACAAAAACGAATCGATCTCGTCGTCCGCATCTTCGATAGCGCGATCCACATTGCCGGTATCCACCGCGCCGACACCGTCGTCATCGGTCAGCTCGATCAGGATCTCTTCGGGAATCTGTTTCTCTATGTCACTCAGTTCGCAATAGGGCATTATTTCTTATCCTTGGGCTTGCCCGCCGATTGTTCGGAGGACTTTTTCTCCTGAACCGGCCTGACGCTCTTTCCAAGCAATTTCGCTTGTTCTTCGGTCAACTCGATTTCAACACCCGGAGCGTAAATTTTGGCTTTTTTATCGCCTTTTTCCCCATGCTTAATATGGGTTCCCTGCACAATGTATCTCGGCATTTTTTCTCCTTTCAGATTTAAGGTTTCATCGGTGCGGTTTGAGTTTTTATGCCACGGCATCCTCGATGAAATATCCCAGGTCGCTGGCAATGACATGCTCGTCCGAATTCCAGGCCACCTTGAAGTAATGGGCACCTTTAATCCCGCGTTTTTTGTCGAAGTCCCGCTGGGTCTGACGCAGCATTTCGCAAATCGTTAAGCCGAATGTAATAGATTTGATTCCTGGATTTCTCATAACATGGAGCGCCGCGCAATGTTTCCCCCAAAGCCGGGTATACGTCGCCGTCTGACCCTCTTTGGAGGTAATATACCGGCCCCGGCCCACCAGAATCCGTTCAACTTCCATCAAAGACGCAACTTCCGACTTGGTAGCCAATCCGCCCGGAGATCCCTGGTACCGGGTAGCGCCCTTGACCGCGTCCAGAACTTCCGGAAGGGCTCTGTATTTCATCCAGGCTTCGGCCCCGAACACCAAGGTGTTGGCCCGAAGAAAGCAGGTCTCCACGGCTGTGAGAACATCCTGGACCGGGTCGTCCGCATTGCCGCCCCACTGGCCAGTGCCCGAAAGTTGAGTCTTGTTGCCCACCGGATACGTCGCCGCACTGAACACAATGTCCACAACCCTTTTTTCCTGGGCGACATCCATGAGCAAGTTTACGAAATCGTTGGTATCGACTTCCGGAGAGAGCGGATTGTCCGCATTGTCGATGGTCTCCTGGGGCAGCCAGTCTCCCAGGGCATGATCTTTAACCGAATAATTGTCTTCAGCGGTTCCCCAGTCCACTTCATTGGGAAGCGCTTTGGGGCCTATGGAATCATCCACCAGTTTGAAGCTGTCTTCTTTGTTGTATTTAATGATGATATCCGAACGCTTTCCCACTTTCACAGTGGGCATTACTTCCGTCCAGATCATTTCCTCATTCCGGTATTTTATCGACAGATTCGACAATACCGCATCTACGTGCAGATCGGTTGGTTCAGGCATGATATTTTCCTCCTCTTGGGCTTTTCGCCCGGGTTAATTTATTCGCTCATGACATATTCCAGGAAAAATATGATTTTTCCGGCGGTCAGATCATGTGTGGCGATAGTTAAGGTGAGCGTCCGTGCTGCCGTCAATTTTACCATTGTAGCAGCCGTACCAACCGGGACCAACTCGAACTGGCCAGACAGGGTATCGGCATCCACTGCGGACAGCAGATCGTTACCGGTATTGGCCTTCAGGGCTATGGTGCCATCGTTGCTCTCACTTTCGCATGCCGTGATGACATCGCCGAATCCCCTGACGACAATGGCATTGTCCGGCAGGTCAACTTCCAGGCTGATATCGCCCACTGCGCCGCCGTGTTCGTCGAAATCATAAGTGGCCCGGGCCAACCCCTTAAATGTTATTCCATCGACTCCGGCCGGAGAATTAAGCACTCCCTGTGCCAGCAAGACCGGTATGATGTCGTCGGCCACGCCCGATGCGCAGGCAAACCCGATAATATTTTGACCCAATATGGCGGCAACGCCTTTGGCGTTGGCGTCCGATGTGATTGGGCCTCCCCTGGTCACCGTACCGCCCAGTTTCAACCGGCTGATACCGGACATCATCACCCGAACCGGATCGTCCGCAGTGTCCGTGATATGCTGAAATATTGCCAGCAGGTTGTCGGTAGCACCCGTGGCGACGCTCATGGTGTCATCATCCGCCCCGAACTTGGCAATGGTAAATGCCGTGGCAATCGCCGCCGTACATTTGACTTTTTTCTCGATTCCCGATGTTTGACCTATCATGATTTCTCCTCCTTAATGAGCTGATAATTTTTATCAGCGGTTTTTAAAAAGATCCGGATGTTTTCCCGACACCGCGATAACAGCGTCTTTGTAGGATACTTCTTTGTTTTTCTCCTGAAAATCCGCGATCAATTGATCGCGTTTTTCCGCATCGCTCCCGTCGCCGACATCGAGATCACGTTTGGCGATCTCTTTAAACGTAATGAGCTTAGGAATCTGGTTTTCGAAAAAGTCCTTGAGCCAGTCATAATGGCTCGATTTTTTCTTTTCCTCTCCGAACTCGATAACATCGCTGCCGGCCGCCAGGAATTCCATGATTTGAGGAAGCCCAGATTTAACCCAGGCGGGCGCGATCTTGCCTTTCTTAACCATATCCTCGCACCAGGTCGAGATATCTTGATTATGGGCCTCACGCTGCGCCTGCTTGGTTTTTTCGGCGAACTCGGCGATTACTTTTTCCCGTTCCGCATCCGCCGCTTCTTTTTTGGCCTTTTCGATGTCCGCCTCTGTAAATGAGGAAACTTTCTCCTTGCCGGTGGATTTTGACTTAAAAAGGTCCGGCACTTCCACGTCCGGATCTTCTTCGGCCTGCTTCCAAAATTTGAAAAGCTCCATAAATTCACTAAATTTCATCTTGGCCTCCTTTCGGTATTCACCGATGTTAAATTTTTTACGAAATTTATTTAATCGCTCATTGATAATAGAGCGTTCCTGAGAAGTATACTGAGCCAGGTTGTCCGCCTGGCCCCAGTAGCTTGCGGCTGTCCGGGTCTGGTTTGCATCCGGGCACGGATACCGATAATTCACCGGGTCCAGAAACTGATCGTCGGGCACGTTTTTCCACTGGCCCGGTTTGGTCACGTGGCCGCCGTCTTTGACGGCGATTTTGTATTTTTCGGATCTGGCATCCTGCGCGGCTTTGTCTTCTTTGGATGCCGAGAACTCAAATGTGAGCATGGTTTCACCGTCATCGAATTTTAGATCCGCCAATCCCTTGACTGCAGGCGGCGCAGCGCCCAAAAATCCCACATGCCTGAGCCTGCCGTCCGGATAAAAACTGGCCGACCGCTTCTTGAAAAGACCCTGTTTGGCGATTGCCTCGAATTCCGGAACCACGTCTCTGACTTTGGCCAGCAGCCTATTTCCGGATTGTTTCAGTCCCTGCACCCATCCGAACGCAGGGGCATTATCTTTGGGATGGCCCACCACAATGGGCGGTTCGTGATATGACGGATTGAACGTTTCAACGGCCCGCGCAATCAGCGCGTTACCGTCATGTTCTCTTCCGCCACTGTCAATCTGTTTGCCCCCGCGAAAAATTTCTATCCAGTCGCCAAAGCCTTTAAAGTCCATTTTTCCCCCTAACCCCATTGTCGGTTACCATCGGCGGGCTCCCATCTTCAAAATGTTTTATTGTCTTTTCAGACAAAAGTGCACCTTCGCCATCATAAACCTGCTGGCGAATAGTGTCGATAACATGTCCATCGAAATATCCATACTCATCCACGCGCTTTGATATCAGGATGCCGTCTACATCTCTTGTTTCTTCGATCCAGGTCTGAACCTTTCCGTCCTTATCCTTGACAACATTGATTGATGATGTAAATTCTTCCACAGACTCGATTTCCTTATGACAGTACGGGCAGATCATTGAGCAATCCTCCATTTGTCGGTACCAGGTTTTGAGTTAAACGATATGCATTCGCATGCTTAAAGTGTCCCAAATAGGACATGATCGATTCTCTTGTAGCACTCCGGTCGAATATCTTCTGCTTCAGATGATTCACCACGCGCCGCCGCACGAGAATATAAAACGGCCTGACGATATACCCAAGATAATCGATGCCATTACCGATCGGGATGATGGCCGTTTTCTTTTCGTTAAGATCAAGATCCAGGATACTTTTCAAAAACGCATCGACCTTTTCGTTCCATACTTTCAGTTGCTCTTTATTTTCGTGTAGAATCAGAGCATCGTCCGAATAGCGCATGTAATACCGGCATTTCAGATCATGCTTTACAAATTGATCCAGCTCGTTTAAATACGCGTTCGCAAAAAATTGACTCGTTAAATTGCCGATCGGCAGCCCCTTGTTTTTATCCTGCCAGAAGAGCGATTTGTGTTTAGGCACATACTGAAGCAGATCATTTCCCCTGGTCATCCGGCAATTTTCAGTACAGTCATTGAAAATAATTATTTCGGACAGCCAGATCATGTCCGAATCGTCAGTATATTTTTTCAACAGTCCGAACAGAATATTTTTGTTAATAGTAACGAAAAAGGATCTCACATCCAGTTGCAGACAATATGCCATGCGCGAATTGTTTCGGGTTACGCTCCGGGTAAATCCCTGCAATCGCTTAACTGCTGCGTGGGTGCCTTTATCTTTGCGACACGCATAGCTGTCATAAATAAATTTGGGCTCTGCCATCGGCTCCAAATGATCCACCAATACATGATGAACCACGCGGTCCCGGAAGTCCGCAGCGAATATCTCTCTGAGCTTGGGCCGGTCCACCACAAAACATATGGATCTTGACGGGCGATATGTCCGGGCGTTCAACTCTTCTTCCAGGCGCAGCAAGTTTTGCTCCGCATCGATTTCAAAGGCGAGCTGGTTGATGGTGTTTCTTTTATTTTTACGGCACTTGAGATAACTGCCGTAAAGCTGTTTATATGTTAACATCCCTGGACATCCTCGGCACAGACGAACGTAATACTTATTCGTCTGCTTATTGTTGTTGTTCACGTTCCCGTTGTTGAAATTCACGTTGAATGAGTTCGTTGTGTTGTCGGGACGCGTAGACGCTTTGTTTGTTTACTTTAGATCTCGGCATCGATCTCTTTTGAGTACGAAACCGCGATAATTATATGCCCCCTGGGCGAAACAAACGCAGGATAATTATGGCTCTCTCGATCCGCCTTCCTTCAATGCGAATCAATTCCGGCCGGGTTGTTTTTGCGATTTCAGCCAGCCCGCACACTGTTTGACAACACTATCGACCATCTTCACCGACACCTCAAAACTTTTAAAACTGTTAAAGGCTTTAACTTCTTTACATATTTTCACTAAAATTTTTATTTCTTCCAAAACATCTTTTAGTTGTAGAAGAAGGGGTACCTTGTCTCGCGCATCATTAGCCTTAATGATGAGCATCACCGACTTGATGCTTAACCGTCTCAGATCCGCGCCGATCACATACTTATGATTCCGATCAAAATTCCTGATGATCTTCTCAAAATATATACACAAATCCATCGCAGCCTTATATATCGGCAAATGTTCGTAGTGTGCCATTTTTCAAAGAGCA